GTAAAGATAATCTTGTGAACAAGACCAATGCCAAAGACATGGTGGTTGGTATAGAATTTGAAAAGAACGGCATACAATACAAAATAGAACGAGGCAGAAAGCCCCAGGTGCTGAGATTTTATGCAGACGACATCGAGCAGGAGAGCAACGAAGCTCAAGGAGAGAACAGAGAAACACAACAAGAAATTAACAAGTTGTTAGGCATGACTCATTCCATGTTCAAGAACATAATGGCGCTGAACACGTATTCTCAACCATTCTTGAGCACTAAACAATCAGAACAGCGAGAGATCATAGAACAGTTGTTGGGTATTACCATTCTAAGTCAGAAATCAGACCTACTAAAAGAACAAATGAAAGCCACCAAAGAAGAAGCTGTGGCAGAAAAACTTAAATTAGATTCTATTATAAACTCCAATGAAAAAATAGAAGAGTCGATTAAAAATTTAAAATTGAGGAACTCTGCGTGGCAGACACAACAGCGACAGGACGTAGAAAAATTTAAAAGTGCTATAGAAGATCTAGAACGAGTGGACATTGAACAGGAATTGTCTGCACACAAACAGATACAAAAAAAGCAGGAAGACATGACGGCACTGCGAAGTCTTCAAAAAGAAAAAGCCTATCACGAAGACAGCCTGACCAAAACCACTCGACAGATCAGTCTAAAGAACAAAGACATCGAATATGCCGAAGATGCTCGTTGTCCAACCTGTGAGCAGGCTCTGCATGATGAGAAACATCAACAGCTATTAACAAAATTACAAAAAGATCTTGCAGAACTACAGCAGGACGATGACAAATTAAACACAGAATTAAAGACCATCAATGAAAACATTGAGAACATTGGTGACATTGGCAGTTTACCAGACACGTACTATGACGACATAGATGATGCGTACAACCACAAAGGATCCGTGGCAGATCTGAAACGACAATCAGAACAGACCAAGAAAAAAGACAATCCTTATCAGGAACAGATCAAAGAGTTGACCGAAACGGCCATACAGAAAGTGGATTACGAAAAGGTCAACGAGCTAGAGGATCTGTATCGACATCAAGAGTTCCTGTACAAACTGTTGACAGCAAAGGATTCTTTCATACGGACCAGAATCATAGAACAGAATTTGACATACCTAAATCAAAGACTGGCTTGGTATCTCGGACAGGTCAAACTGCCGCACACTGTGGTGTTCCAACCAGATCTCTCTGTACAGATAGAAGAGCTGGGCAGGGAATTGGACTTTGACAACTTGAGCAGGGGTGAAAGGAACAGACTGATCCTGAGCCTGAGTTGGGCGTTCAGAGATGTTTGGGAAGGGCTGTATCAACAGATCAATCTACTGTTCATCGATGAGTTGATAGACGCTGGCATGGACGCCTCTGGTGTGGAATCTGCAATGGCGGTGCTCAAAGACATGGCACGAACACAGCAGAAAAACATATTCTTGATATCACACAAGGACGAATTGGTAAGCAGGGTGAATAGTGTGCTGAAAGTGGTAAAGGTAAATGGCTTCACATCATACAGTACAGATTTAGAATTCAATAATATCGTATAAATACATCGTATAAATACCAAGTAAATTCAAGAGATACTATTATGTTTTTAAAAAATTCTTTTTCTAAAAAATATTTTGATATTATTAAAAATAATGAAATAGTTGATATAGAATCTGTTTATTGTGAAAGGCATCACATTATACCAAAATCGTTGGGCGGCTCTAATAAAAAAGAAAATACTGTATATATTACTGCTAAAGATCATTTTAGATGTCATAAACTATTAGTTAATTTTACCAAAGGTGCTGATAAAGGAAAAATGTGGAGTGCATTATGGAGAATGATGAATAAACAAAGTTATAATCAATTAAGAAATTATAATTTTACAGAAAAAGATTATGAAATATCTAGAATCAAACACGCATTAGCACATTCTAAACGTATGAGTGGTGAAAAAAATCCATTTTTTGGAAAACAGCATACAGACGAAACTAAACAAAAAATGTCAAAAAGAAAAAAAGGGAAATCTTACGAAGAAATTTATGGAAAAGAACTTGCTGATAAGATGAGAGAACGTCGAAAAATTGAGGCAACAGGAAAAAAACTTAGTGATGTTACCAAAGAAAAAATTAGACAGAAAAAATTAGGCAGATCTAGAGATCCTTTATTAATGAAAGCTATAGGAGAAAAACTTTGTGGTCGAAAACAATCTAAAGAAACTTTAGAAAAAAAAAGAATAAGCAGAGAAGCAAATAAAAAAAAATGTGGGCATTGTGGGAAAATACTGGTATCTTTCAATTATACTAGATGGCACGGTGTTAATTGTAAATTTAAGAATCGTATTACCAACTACGCCAATGATGTGGACATAATTGTATGACGACTCTGATAACTGGTGGTAACGGATTCTTAGCAAATAGTTTAAAACAGTACATCGACGGAGATTATTATGGAAAAGACATGCTGGATATCACAAGTAGAAATTGTGTACGTAATCTACCAACATATGACGTGCTGATACACACAGCAACAGGCAACGGTAATATTAAACTCAACAACAATCTGCCTTTACTTTTTTCCAAAGCAAAAAAAATATTCGTGTTCACAAGCAAACAAGGAACATTCATGAATTGGAAAAAAACAGGACCAATTGATTACGGATTAGAGAAGTTGAATTTAAACTTCATCGTGTACAGGCACAATATGGAACACCACAACGCACAGATATTTGAACCAGGGCATATGGAAACAGTAGATCAATACAACAATATTGCTAAAAAAATCAGTGACCTCTATATAGACTGGAAGTTTGAAAAGAACATGATTTACGATCTATCAGCCGATAGATACCTTGCTTACCGATACCTAACGTATATACTTTTTCTACCATTTTGTTTCACTGGATACTCCAGTCCGTGGAAAGTCTTACCATTCAACAACATGGCGTAGCCACAATCATTTTTAAAGTTAAAAGTCTTAAATGGTTTATTATCACTGTGATATAACACAGTTCCTGGCTGTTCCTCTCCTAGATATATTTGTAACGATAGTTTTATAGAGTCATTGTCCACATGTGGTGATAAGAAATAATCCTTGTTGTCTACCCAGTAGTCGGCACCGGAGAATTTTAATTTTGTAGAAAATTGTTCTTGCAGTGCATTGGTTATGTTCTTGTTCATGAAAAAGATGTGTAACTGTTTTGAGAAAAGTTCATTGTACGATATCCTCTTCCTGGGAAGGTGTGCTTGATCATCTAATTGGTCAAAAATAACATCATCAAAATTCAAATCAAAAGTATCAGTATTACCAAAGAAACTGTGGTAATGTTGATAAACATGATTATATTCCTTCTGCACCTTTGTGTTTTTTATTGACAGAACCACATCTTGTGTGTTTAAATTAAACATATGTTAATTAATTATACAGTTAATTAACTAACGTAAACAAAGGAGACAACAATGTCACAAACACATGAATCAATCATAGCCGCGGTTCAGACCTATTCTGAAGAGAACTCTAAGTTCACTGAAAAAGGTGTCAAGGCATCTGCAACTCGAGCAAGAAAAGCTCTGGCAGAACTTGGCAAATTGATCAAAGCAAGAAGAAAAGAGATTCAAGAAACTAAGAACGCAGAAAAAGCGGCTTCTTAATTTTTTAATTTTGGATATCCAAAAGCCCGTGTAGCAGTATGCGGGCTTTTTTATTTTAAAGAATTCAAATATTCTTTGATAAAATTAGGCAATCTATCAAATTGTGCCAATCTTTCAGCGTCCCAATCAGTGTTGACCAATCTATTATAATTGTGTTCTATCACTCGTTGATTTTGGTCGTATAATTCTTTCACTCGTTCCCTGTCTTTGAAAATATGCTCATTGTCTTCCAACAGAGACTTCCATCGTAGCACAGGATTATTAATACCGTCACTCTTTAAATCAAATCCCATATAGGGTAAGAATCCTAATAACTCCACACCGGTTTTGTTGCTGTTTTTTTCACACAGCATAAACGGAACAGTTTTACACAGTATTGTATCAAAATATTTCTCATCGTCTTTGTCTTTTAACCAATCTGTGTTTGGGAAAGTTGTTACAAAATTTATGTAAGAGTCACTTAATAGTGCTATCTGTTTTTCGTTAAACTCGGGTTGAGTCAAATAATTTTTAAATATTCTTCGTTCCTCGAACTCGTTGGGTAATTGCATTGGTATATTGAGACATTGACCAATCTGATATTCATAGTCTTTACTGACATTATACGAGATTGCTGGAAAATAGAAATCATATCCTTTGTCCTGCCCTTCTTTGATCAGGATGTATCTGTTCAATCTCACGGTTGCCGTGGAAGAATAAATGTTGTTTTTTCTTTCACGTTGTACAGGTGATGGTAATAATGTTTTATTAATCAATGACATGTTTAACATTGTCAAATTATAATACAGGTTATACTGATAATAATGTATCTTTACATTAATGAATTTTTTCTGGCAGTAATGAAAAAACTCTGTGAGATCTCCTATTAAACACACAATGTTGATCTCTTTTAATTTTTCTAATTTTTCTTGTTCAAACTCCATCCAAATGCTGGGCTTCCATTCCAGGCTATCCCCGATCAAGCACAGTGAATTGCTGTTACAATTATCTTCAAAGAACAAATTAAGTGTTTCGATATCGTGCTCTATCATACCACCACCTGTGGTATTGAAATCTAACGAATTATCAAAAAAGATGTTCTGTTGTTTAATCATAGTAGTGTTGTTCCACTCGAAGATCCAGATGTCCTCCTAGTGCCCAGGCTCGCTCCACAGCACACTGATAGTGCTGTTGATCTTCATAGGTGTAAAACCACACCTCTTTGACCAATAATTGATCCGACTCTTGCAGACTCCATTCTATTTTAGGTAGTCGCCCGGATTCCGCGGGTATGAAAACACTGTTGATGTTTTTAACAGCATCTGTTATATTTAAAAAAGCAACATAATTAAATTTTTCACACGGGTTGGCCATTTTTTTAACCTGATAACAATCATCATTATACTGACGCATTTCTTCCAAGGAACAGTCAAACATCTTGTAGCCGTATTTTTTATAAGTTTCAGGCAACACTGTTTTCATGCATTCCCCCCATTACCCGCGGGTGTGTTGGGATATCGTAATAACCACAGTGTCCAGTGCTTGTCAGACATGACAGTTTCCACTGTCACGTTCTCATCCTTGTCAAATTTAATAGTCAATCGTTTGCGATCGTACAGCTCTTTGATGTGTGGGAAACGTTGTACCCAGGCCTCGAAACGGATCTGCAGATCCATGTCATCCATTCTATGGTAGGCAGGCATTGTGCCCAGCAAGCGAGTCTTCATCGTTGTATGTCCTCGTTGATAATAAGAGAACCGTGTACTCGTACTCGAATGTGTCCGTTGTAGTACTGATCGGACTCCAACACTCTGCGTGAGAACTGTTCTCGGGCTTCCACATAATTGCATTCTGCTTTGCTTCGGCAGTAATAAAGTATCTCTCTTCGGAATTGGTCTCTGCCCAATCGTTCAATGTCCTTTGAGAGTGCATCACTTGACCCATAGTAGTCTGCCCAGTCACTTGCGACAGCCCCGCGAATTTTTTTGCGTACTTTTTTTCCGTTTTTTTGCGTGTGCATTCGGTATCGCGTGGTTTTGAATCGGGCCAGCTTCTTGCCTATGTACATCCTGCCTGACTCTGTGTTGGTAATAAGATACACAATGCCTGCACAGTCCTCTGGCAACTCAGTGACCGGCTCGTTTTGGTAGATCCATTGCATGTTGGTATTTAAACTCAAGATCATATGGAGGAATTTCTTTTGATGTTATATACACACGATGGGCAACCTTATCCATCCAACAGGCACAAACCACAATTTCAAACAGGCACATATAGCATCTTCGCAGTGAGCAGTGAAATGCACCCGCAAGGGGAAGTGAATCACTTGGTGTAACATAAAAAAATGATGAGGCTCTGGGAAACAGATCCACCCTCAGGTCCGCCAAACACTATCATGCAAGGTTTTGGCAGGCTCGCGTTGTATAGAATGAGCAAACGGGTACCGCACAACCGCCCGACGCAGGTAGCGATGTATGATGACTGCGAACTCACCACAGGGTTCACGTCAGTTCTGCTAGCAATAGCAGAATTGTGACTGCTCATCTACCACAGGCGACGCAATTAAGAAAATGAAACGAAGCGACAGCGAGTTTCAGATGTGCAGAGCACATCTCCCAACAGTTTTAAATACACACAACAGCATGGACCTAATATTCAATCATCGTTTTGGACTAGTGGAACAACAGGACCTCGTGGTGTGTGATGTGCTCGCTGTGCCGGATCAACACGATGAAGCGGACATGGTGGAGTCCGGATGGTTGGCCCTGGATCGACCCTATCACATATACGATCGTGACATGGAGGTGTTCTACCAGTGTCGCAGTACTCGCATAGATCTCAGCAAACAGCCCAGATCTGGAACGGAGCACACCCACAACGATCTTCCCGTGTTCATGAAGGAAATTTTTCCGCGGCACCGTGACGACACGGTGTGGACCGGCATGCACCAACTGTACGCCGAATACATCCAACGCAAGGGGTTCCGGGACCTCTACAATCCCTTCGACCACGTCAGCCACCGCGACAGTTTCCTGATATTCTACAGCGACACGCTGGACACACTGCTGGGATTCACCAAGATCAAACGCTACCACTGGCAGGAACACTTCTACAACGATTACAACGATGAGGTGACTGCTGTGTATCCAGAAGGCGAACCACATGGGATCGAATCCGTGATGCACTGCAACCGATCACCCATCAGTCAGCTGACCATGGAGATGGAGATGGCGTGGGCCAAGCAACAGAACGCCGCCTACTACTACGCCGGTGCTGGCTATGAGAAAAGTTCCATGTACAAGAGTCGACACCGCGGATTTGAATGGTGGACGGGCACCAAGTGGAGTCGCAGTAAGAGAGAGTATCGGAGATTGTGTAAGAGAGATTCTGAATTGCGGTCTATTGCGGATCTTGGAAACGCCAAGTGACCACATCATCTATTTCGGCCTGTGTCCAATTTTTATAATAGTCTGTGGTTTGTTTTAGAATGTCTGAGAATCGATTCAATTTGCTCTTTTTTTGCACGAACATCAAACAATATTTTCCGTTGCTCATGCTCACATCACCGATCTTCTCTCTGTGGTCCGGGTGGTCTTCCAGCACCACAACATCGTTGAGTCTAAAAGTGCGATTCATTTCGCATCTCACTTTGTAGGCTTCATTGCAGGTCCATCTCTTGCGGTCGGTTATTAAAATCAGCACATCAATTTTGTTAAAGTCTGTGTTTTCGGTGTGCGTCCAGAAATTAGAATCTGGTTCGGCATTGGATACCCATCGCATAGACACTTTATTTTCTAACCGAGCTCGCTGTGCGTAAGGACAAGGAGGCATGTCTCCCAGCATTGGATGTGGCTTCTCCACGAAAGAGATCATCCAATCTCTGATATAATCATGTGGGCTAGTCTGCTGACTGTTCTTCTGTGGCATCAGCTGGTTCATGTTGTGAATCTTTTAGGGTTTTTTTAACTTCGAGTAACTCGTCTTCCATTTCTTCCATGCGCCGATTGTTCTCCGACAGTTTCTTTCCCATGGATTGAACTTCGTCGTTGGCATGTTCTATTTTGGTGAGTAACATTTTGATTCGACTGTCTTTGGCTTTGAGGTCATCATTCAAACGATCCTTCTCTGTGGAGAGGTCTTTAATGTGTGCTTTAAGCTCAATCAGTATTTCTTTGGTGCTCATGCGTAAGATTAGTTATATTGTTTGAATTGCATCATTATATTATACTATATGTCGTACGATATTAAAAGAACGGTTGTCCGGTTTTTTTGGTAGTTTCCAGGTTGTCTTTGACAAGGTCCCCTACAATAGCCCGCTCGTCTGGACTTAACTCTAGTGCTTCCTGCCAGGTCAGTCCGCCACGCATGTACCAACACATTTTCATTATTTCCAATTTTAGATTTTTACTCTCGTTTTCCAGATCTTTAAGATATGCGATGATTTCAGAGTTGTCCTTTGACAGTAGTGTTATACGAAAAAATTTGAGTTGTCGAATGTCACTGGTATTTCGTATGTGACAGGTGCTCCAAGTTTGATCTGTTCTTCTGTGGCTTGAATTTTTACCGGCGGTATCTGTGCCTGCATTCTCACACGACCCAGCTCGTTCTGTATCTCGTTGACCAGTTTAGCTTCACAGTTGTTGCAGAACTCTTTGATCATTTCTTTGTCTTTTACCACAACGCCTTCGGGTGTTGTGATCTCTGTGACAGCTTCTACTAGCAGATCAAAATTTATATCATTGAGCAGTTTAAAACTCTTTACAAATTGATCACCTTTTTGTTGTTCTGATAGATTGCTGTTACGTACAGTGGAATAAATTTTCTCTTGTTCATACTGTGCAGTCTGTATTCGATTCAATGTTTTGTAATTCAACGGAGCCACGTTTACTATGAATCTATCCTTTGTAGTGAATTGATCTTGAATCTCTGTATTTTTTAATCCCTCTAACAGTTGCACCACACTGATTGATTGGGTTACTTTTTCTGTTGTGCCTGGCACTGTGTATGTGATGTCCATGGACTCACCGTAGGTGGCCGCTCGAATGGCCAACAGTATGGTGTCCGTGTCATAATTGGTCATCTGCCAAGGATTCTTAAAGTTGGGTATACAACTTTTGATCACATCCACGGTGGCTTGACCGCTGATCATTGCGTCTGGTGTTTTAAATGCCAGCTCGTCTTTGGCGTTCATGGGCAATACTGGTATCTCTCCAGTTTCTGTGGGAGTGAACACGTCTGGTCCATAGTACTTGCCTTTGGTGGGCAGAGTGATATAGATCGCTGGTTGTCGATAATACTTGCTCAGTGGGTTTGTGTTTTCTACCATAATTGTTATCTATAAATATACAATATTAACTTGTGCGTGTCTATATTTATATGCGTACAAAACAGGGTATTTTAAAACTGTATGACGGATGATGTAGAAAAACTGGAACAGTCGGCGAAGAAAACTGCCGGCGAATTGGATAAACTTTCCAAAGTCAGTCAGAGCACCCACGACACCCTCAGAAAAAATGCAAAGAGTGAAGAAGGCGCAAGAAAAATTACCAATCTTTATATCAGAGCTAAACAGGAAGAATTACGACAACTAAGAGCTAGTAAACAAGACCAAACTGATGCAGGTAAAATTAAAAGGATCCAACTATTACAAGAATTATCATCGATCAGACAAAGCACACGAAAACAAGGTTTGTTTGCGGCAGTTGCCACAAAGGCAACTACCGGATTAAAAAGTTTCATAGGAGCACAGGCCACACTGGTCGAGGGCATACTGGCCGTTGGCAAGGGAATATTCAACACCGGTGCGAGATTCATGGATGCCGAACAAAGAATCGAAGGCTTCAACGATGCGGTAAAAGATTTTGGCGACGTACCTTTCCTGGGCAAGGGCCTAACAGCACTGGCCAAGTCGGCGGACTTCAACGTGGGCATATTCAAGCAACTGGCACAGACCGGTGCCACATTTGAGTCATCGATCATCAATCTAAGAAATGCGGCCCATGAGGCCAGGATGCCGATATTGGATTTCGTTGACATGGTATCAAAAAACTCCGAAGTGATGGGTCAACTCTTTGGATCTGTGGACGCCGGTGTTAAGAGAATGAGTCAATTCCAGAGTGCGTTACGAACTGTGACACAAGAACAGTTTGCTCAATTTGGATTGAACCTCACAGAAACATCAGAATATTTCCAAACCTATCTAATGTTGGAGAGGGCAAGGGGTAGATTGGTTCTGGGCAACACCGACGAGGAGATTGCCAGATCAAGCCATTACATCAAAAATCTAGTGAGACTGTCAAAATTAACCGGAGAAAATGTTGATGCGATAGATAAAAGAAACAGAGAACTTGCGGCCAACGGGGTGCTACAATCACAACTGTTATCCTTAGGTCCAGCACAGCGAGCGGCCATCAATGGCACAATTGCCAGTTTTGGAGGAGCCGACACGATGATCGGTAAGTTGATCACCCAAGTGGTGGCATTTGGTCAAGCCACGGAAACCGACACTGCCCTCTTGGACGAAGTTGCCCGCGGACAGTTGATACCTGCGATCCGAGCTCTCAAGTCCGGGGCCATGGATGTTGTTGAGTTTCAAAATATCGTGGGTCGAGCAACCAACGAAGGAGCCATTAGTGACTTCACTCGATCTCTTGCTCGAGCAAGCATAGTCAACGGCGAGAATGCTGGTGTGGTGAACGAGACCACTCGATTACAAAGAGCAAGAAATACCACAGATGCCAACGAGATGGCATACAGAGACACGGTCAGTAAAAGTTTAGTCGGCATGGGAGATTCACTCAAGGTAGCCAAATCAGGGGCAGAATCTCTGACCACAGGCGCAATGGAATTTACAGCATCGTCTATGGGTCTGCTCGAAAAAGCAATCGCAACACTGGGTCAAAATAAGTTGGATGGAGACATAATGAAGAAAAGTTCCATGGCCACTATCATGGCATTTGATCCCTCGTCACGTGCTTTAAGAGTAACAGACAAAAACGGTCCCGCGGATCCTATGCAGATCTATCAAAATACAGCATTCTCAAACGACATCTCCGGAGAAGCGAGTTACGATGGTTTCAAGACAGGAACGAAAAATGTAACCGGAGAAAGATTTCCAAATTTCGGAACCCAAGGCACTGTTGTTCGGGTGCATGGACCAGAGGCCATAATACCGAGGGAATCTCCCATGGGCAAGATTGTCGCGGCCGTGGACAGCCTGACAGTTAAACCTACTGTGAATGCCAGTGTGACTGCATCTGCAATGCCAGACAAAGGAAACAGCGGAGAAACCGACAATATCACCGCAATCAGCTCACTATTGAGTAGGAACTTGGATAATATTTCACAGATAATGGATAAGAGCGAAAAACATTTAAATACACTGGTGGGAATAAATTCCACCGTGGCAAAAAACACAATGGATACCAAAAAAGGACTTGCAAACTTGAGCACTTCCCTAGTATAATATAAACATGGCTTGGAAAAAATACTTTAAAGACGCAAACTTATCTCCCATATCAGGAGATAAAAACCCGCAATTCGCAAAACGAAATTACTCATCCTATCTACCGGATGTGTACACCGGACACCCCAACCGAGTGCAAAGATACTTTCAGTACGATCAGATGGATTCTGATTCAGAGGTCAATGCGGCCCTGGATATTCTTGCAGAATTTTGCACACAGAGTAACAAAGAGAACGAAACTCCATTCGACATCGTGTTCAAAGATGATGTCACAGAATCAGAAGTTAAACTGTTGAAAAAAGCTCTGCAACAGTGGACCAAATCAAATCAATTTTCAAAAAGAATTTTTAGAATTTTCCGTAACACTTTAAAATACGGAGACTGTTTCTTCGTGAGAGACAACGAGACCAACAAATGGTTGTACATCGATCCTGCCAAGGTGGATAGAATTGTTGTGAACGAATCAGAAGGCAAAGTGCCTGAACAGTACATCATCAGAGACATCAACCCTAACCTACAGAGATTGAGTGCCACACAGATCACACCAAACCAACTGTACGGTGGAACTACAGGTGGAGCATATGCTCAGAATTTTGCAGGTGCCGGGCAGGGAGCAAATCAATCAGGTGCAGGTGGCGGCATGGGAGCATCCGGTGGAAGATTCTACAAATCCATGAACCAGTATGCAATCAATGCAGAACATGTGGTACACATGAGTCTGTCAGACGGATTGGATAACTTGTTTCCTTTCGGTCAGTCTGTGCTGGAACAGGTATTCAAAGTGTTCAAACAAAAAGAATTATTAGAAGATGCAATCATCATCTACCGAGTACAACGAGCTCCGGAACGAAGAGTGTTCTACATCGATGTGGGTAACATGCCAACGCATTTGGCCATGCAGTTCGTTGAACGAGTTAAAAACGAGATCAATCAAAGAAGGATCCCTACCACAGCAGGTGGAGCAAATCACATAGATGCCACATACAATCCGATGTCAATGAATGAAGATTATTTCTTCCCTCAAACAGCAGAAGGACGAGGATCTAAAGTGGACACACTGCCAGGTGGTACCAATCTAGGCGAGATTGACGATCTAAGATTCTTCACAAATAAAATGTTCCGAGGATTACGAATTCCATCATCTTATCTGCCCACAGGGCCAGAAGATTCTCAACAGTCTTACAATGACGGTAGGGTGGGCACAGCATTTATTCAAGAATTAAGATTCAACAAATATTGCATGCGATTACAATCAATGGTTGCACCCATGTTCGACGAAGAGTTCAAATTGTGGATCAAGAACAAAGGTTACACCATGGACAACTCAGCATTTGAGTTGAAATTGAATCCTCCACAGAACTTTGCACAATATCGACAAACAGAAATGGATCAAAGCAGAGTGAGTACATTTGTACAGGTAGCAGAGTTACCATACATGAGCAAACGATTTGCCCTGAAGCGATTCTTGGGCATGAGCGAAGAAGAAATGGCTCTAAACTCACAATTGTGGTCAGAAGAAAATAATGTGGCACAGAAAAAACAAACCAAATCCACACAGATGCGAACAGCAGGAGTAGCACAATCTGATCTACAATCAGATCTGGATCAGTTTGAAGAACCCACAGCAGAACCAGATTCACCAGAACCAGGACAGCCGGGCACAACTCCTCCAGGCGGAACGCCGGGTCAAGGTGGAACCAATACAATATAAATATCGTTATGAAGTTAATGGAAATGTTTCAAAATACAGCAGACGGCTTTGAGCAAACAAAGAACTACAATGCCGAAGACGATATCTCTGTCCTAGATGACGGTGATACTCGAAAAACTCGTTTGACTCTAAAAGACATTAACAAAATGCGTCTTGCCTCAGAGCAACACGACGAAGAGCAAAAACAAGAAGCAGTGTTTGTACAAAAAATGTACGGACAACCAGCAATTGAAGACGACTTATCTTTGTAATAATAATTAAACACACAATATTATGGAGAATACAACAGCATTTGTATTAGGCAACGGTGAATCTCGTAAAGGTATTCGCATTGCTGATCTTAAGACACACGGCAAAGTTTGGGCATGTAACGGTGTGTATCGCACAGAAGAACCTGATGTATTGGTGTGTGTGGATCCCAAAATGGTGTTAGAAATATCAGAAACACCGTACCCTGAAACACACGAAGTATGGAGCAACTACAATCACCAGTACGATAAAGTCGATCGAGCCAAGAATCACATACAGTTTTTTAAACCCTCGTTGGGCTGGAGTTCCGGTCCCACCGCATTGAAACATGCCTGTGAACAGGATTTTAAAACCATATACATACTGGGCTTTGATTATCAAGGACATCCTAAGTCCAATAAAGGACAATTTGCATTTAATAATGTGTTCAAAGGCACTCGCAACTACAAACCTGTGGAATCAGATGCCACTTTTTATGGCAACTGGATGAATCAAACCAAGCGATGTTTAAACGATTATCCATCCATTCAGTTTGTAAGAGTAGCACCCCACAACGGATTTCGTCCTCATGATTTAAACTTTGCTCCAAACTTTAAAACCCTAGATATTGAAGAGTTTTTGGAGCTATATAATTTACAAATCAAAATATAGCGTAATACTGTCATATAAAGACAGTTTTAGCCGCTTTTGGCACCTGTTTCGCCGCCTATATAGTAAATACCTACACTTATAAGTAATCTTAACGCATACACAAGGAGCACGTGCAACATGTCAAACAAATTTGAACAATTATTAGAATTGTTAATCAATGAAGAAAACGACAAAGCGGAATCTTTATTCCACGAGATCGTAGTAGAGAAGTCAAGAGACATCTACGAAGGATTAGCAGAAACAGAAGAGTCAAAAGACGAAACTGTTGAAGAAACAAAAGAAGAAGAAGTAAGCAAAGTTGTACCAGCAGGTTCTCACAAAATGCCTGACGGTACTATTATGAAAGACAAAGATCATAAGAAAGAAGCTAAAGAAGACGAAACTGTGGGTGAACAAGTTGAACTTGCAGATGAAGCTAAAGACGAAACTGTTGAAGAAGAGTCTATCGAAGAAGTAGGTGGAGATGCAACTGATGAATTGATCAAAGACATATCTGCTGAAGAAGAAGGCGAAGCTGATGTTGCCGATGCCGGCGAAGAAGAAGTTGCTGGTGACGAAGAAGGCGATGTAGAAGACAGAGTTGTTGATTTAGAAGATGCTTTAGACGAACTAAAAGCAGAATTTGAAAAAATGATGTCAGGTGATAAAGGTGAAGAAGAAATGATACCAGGTGAAGAAGAAGCAGAAGAAGCGGCTTTAGCACCAGTAGAAGCTCAAATGCCTTTCGAAGCTAAGGAAACTGTAAAAGAATACAAAATTCCTAAGTCTGCTGAAACTGCTGACGGAACTGCTAACAAAAAATCTCCAACAAGTGATAAAGGTGGAAAAGTAGCAAAAGCAGATGCTAAAAACATTGCTCAAGGTTCAGCTGACGAAAAAGGCGGAACAGTTGCAACTCCAGCTAAAATCATCGGTGATGTAGCAAACACAGGCGGTAAAGAAAAAGTGTCATTAAAACCGGCACCAAAAACTGAAACTGCTGACAAAGCTGATAACAAAAAATCTCCAGTTGCGTAAGTAATTGGAATTTTAAGGAGAGAGTCGGATGTCATCATTGTACCTACGAGAACAACTAACGTTTGATCAAGCACGAGTGCAGGTTTTACATGAAGGTAAAGATGGAAAAGATCTTTACATGAAAGGTATCTGTATTCAAGGAGGCATTAAGAATGCCAATCAAAGAGTGTATCCGGTTTCGGAAATTGCGAAAGCAACTAAAACACTTAATGATCAGATCACGTCAGGTTATTCTGTACTAGGAGAAGTAGATCATCCAGACGATTTAAAAATTAATTTGGACAGAGTTTCACACATGATTACTGATATGTGGATGGACGGTCCAAATGGATACGGCAAAATGAAGATTTTGCCAACCCCCATGGGTCAACTTGTTTCAACTATGTTGGAATCGGGTGTGAAATTAGGCGTTAGCTCACGAGGAAGTGGAAACATTTCTGAATACGGCAACGGCGAAGTTTCAGACTTTGAAATCATCACAGTGGATATAGTGGCTCAACCTTCGGCACCTGGTGCTTACCCAACTGCAATATATGAACATCTTTTAAACACAAAAGGCGGACATAAAGCAATGGGTGCGGCGGCTGAAGTTAGAAATGACAAAAAAGCACAAAAAGCCCTCACTGAGGCACTAACCAACATAATCAAAGGACTAAAATAACATGTTCGACGCAATATCAAAACTAGTTGAGTCAGGCGTGATCGGAGAAGAAACTCAAAAATCTATCTCTGAAGCGTGGGATTCACAAGTTAAAGAAAACAGAGAAACAGTAGCGGCTGAACTTCGTGAAGAATTTGCTAAAAGATACGAGCACGACAAAGGTAACATGGTCGAGGCTATTGACAAGATGATGACTGATAAGTTGTCTGAAGAAATCAGCAAATTTGTCGAAGACAGAAAAGCACTGGCTGTAGAAAAAACTTCTTACAAAGAATCTGTAGGAACGCATTCTGCAAAATTAGAAGAGTTTGTATTAAGCAAACTTACTAATGAAGTTAAAGAACTACACGACGACAGAAAATCTGTGTCTGAAAACTTTGGAAAATTAGAGGAGTTCGTTGTAAACGCACTTGCTAAAGAAATCAAAGAATTCGCAGAAGACAAGAAATCTGTAATCGAAACCAAAGTAAAATTAGTGAAAGAAGCAAAAGTTCAATTGAAAAAATTGAAAGAATCTTTCATTAAGAAATCAGCTCAGGTTGTTGAATCGGCTGTCTCTAAAAAATTGACTCAAGAAATTGCTCAATTGAAAGAAGACATCACGTCAGCTAGAGAAGTTTCTTTTGGTAAACAAATTTTCGAAGCGTTTGCTTCAGAGTATCAAGCTTCTTACTTAAATGAGAAGTCTGAATCATCAAAACTTATGAAGGTTGTTGATGAAGCTACTTTGAAACTGCAAGGCGCTGAGAAATCCATCGAAGAGAACAGAGTGGTGATTGAATCCAAAGAGCAAGAAATTGCTCAGATCAAGGATTTGATGGAACGCAAAGAAACGATGGCAGAGTTGCTCAAACCTTTGAGCAAAGAAAAAGCAGATGTTATGAATCAGTTACTGGAATCAACAGAAACTGGCAAATTAAAATCTGCGTATGACAAGTATCTTCAAGCAGTGATGGAAGATGCTCCTGTAGCAAGAGCCAAGAAATTTATTTCTGAAGCTTCTGGCGACAAAGCAGGTGCTCCTCGATCAGAACGAGACGATGCTGAACTAAGCAATATCCGTGTATTAGCGGGCGTTGCTCAAAACTAACAACTAAACTAAGGGAATGAAACAAATGAGTGAATTATTTGAGTCAAAATGGAGCGAAACTAAATCAGCTCTAACTGAAGGTTTAGCGGGTAACAAGAAAAAGACTATGGACATCATCTTAGAAAACACTAAGAGATATTTGTCAGAGTCTGCTACTGCAGGTGCTACATCTGCTGGTAACGTTGCTACGTTAAACAGGGTTATCCTACCAGTAATTAGACGGGTTATGCCGACTGTTATTGCTAACGAAATCGTTGGTGTACAGCCGATGACTGGTCCTGTAGGACAAATCCACACACTAAGAATTAGATATGCTGATTCTTCTAGCGGAACTACGACAACAACTGCTGGTGAAGAAGCACTATCTCCATTCAAGATTGCGGAAGCATACTCTGGAGACAACAGTTCAACTAAAGCGGCGGCTACTGCGGCATTAGAAGGATCTGCTGGAAAAAGATTATCTATCCAAATCTTAAAACAAGCGGTTGAAGCTAAATCAAGAAAACTATCTGCAAGATGGACTTTTGAAGCGGCTCAAGACGCACAAGCACAACAAGGTATCGATGTTGAAGCGGAAATCATGGCGGCGTTAGCTCAAGAGATTACTGCTGAGATCGACCAAGAAGTTATCGGTTCATTACAATCATTAGCAACATCTAATGGTAACAATGAAACTTATGACCAATCTGGTGTATCTGGAACTGCAACTTTCGTAGGCGATGAGCATGCGGCACTTGCAATCTTGATCAACCGAGTTGCTAACGTAATCGCACAAAGAACAAGAAGAGGCGCTGGTAACTACGCTGTAGTTTCTCCACAAGCTCTAACTATTCTTCAATCTGCTACAACTTCAGCGTTCGCAAGATCAACTGAAGGAACTTTCGAAGCACCGTCAAACACTAAGTTTGTTGGAACTTTGAATGCGGCGATGAGAGTATATGTTAACGCTTATGCGGCTGACGACTCTAACGTACTTGTTGGTTACAAAGGTGCAAGTGAAGCAGACGCTCCGGCGTTCTATTGTCCTTACATTCCTTTGATGTCATCGGGTGTTGTACTTGATCCAGCTACTTTTGAACCAGTTGTTGGCTTCTTAACAAGATATGGCTATGTTGAATTAAACAACACTGCGTCATCTCTTGGTAACGCGGCTGACTACTTAGGTACAGTAGGAATCAGTAACGTATCATTTAAATAATCTTTAGATTATTTGAGATTAAAAAGGCGTCAGAAATGGCGCCTTTTTTTTGACTAAAAAATCAAATACACTCGTTTAACGGCATTTTTTTCTTTGTCGTACGAATTGCATTCCAAATATGACATTTTAATAGTTGCAACTAACACCTAAATATTTCTACGAAGATACAAATATCTTCTTAAACGAAAGGAAATCCAAATATGGAAATTCTAACTAAAATCAAAGCAGGCGCAAAGACTATCACAGAAACTGGCGTGGGCTTGATCGCCCTGGCGATGGTTTTCGAAATATTGTTCAAGGGACAACCAATACCGTTCTTGGGAACAATAAATGTAATCGGAAATGTGTCGGCGATTGTAAAATCTTTCTCAGCTGATGGATTGGTAGGACTTGTAGCAATATACGTTCTATACGCTATCTACAAAGAAAAATAAACAATCAAACACCTGGGGCGGTGCAGACGTGCATCGCCCACTTAACTCTACATTTAATTTTTATTAGCACTGTATAAATACATCAGTTTAATTGTGCTTTACAATGGTGTAAAGACTTATGCGGAAATAAACCACCGCGTACCGAGTAGAACTTGGATTGGACTCCTAACTAAAGGAGAAAACAAATGGGAAGACCCGTAAAAAAATCACGTTTTGGAAACACAGCAGGCGACTTTGAAGTCACTGGTGCATTTGCAACAACAGCAACACAGCCAGACGGTACAGGTGCAGAAGCAGTATCTACAGCATCCGGCAACTATATCGTTAAACAAAGATCCAGCAAAAGATTTATTATTAATTTTACATCTGCAGATGGATCGACTAGATTAGCACAAACACTTGCACTTACAGCAGTAGCTCCGGCTTCATTGACAGCTGGACAGTTTTGTGTTCAACTTATACTTGATGACTCTACTGTGGCATATGTGGCTAAGTTCTTCAACAGAACTGTACACTATGTAACAGCGGCTGGCGCAACAGGAGCAATAGCTTACGCAATGCTAACTGAAGCAACAGACGAAGGCAACACAGCAGGCAAAGGTACTATCGACGTACTATAATCATAGTAGCACACGTGCTTATAAGACCATGGGGGAGTTGTATGCTCCCCCATTTCTTTTATAAATAACAGTAATATTATGGCAAGACGTATTGTAAACTCAGGTGATTATTCAGTTACAGCAGGCACGGGCGTATTAGGTGTCAACACCATCACACTCGATGCGGCAAATGTGAGAATTCCAGGAAAGTTAACGATTGAAGGCACACAGACTGTAATTAATTCAACCACACTGACAGTGGATGATCCTTTCATTGAAGTGATCAAAAACAACTCGGGCTCAGATCTGGATGGTGGTATCTATGTGAATCGAGGCGGAACCGGCAACAATGCTGTGATGTTTTGGGACGAAGGTGACGATGTATTCAAGATGGGAACAACCACAAACAATGCTTCCACATCTCCACTGACCAATCTAACACTGGCAAAATTACAAGTAGCAGAACCTTCTGCAACCTCAGATGTCGCCACAAAAAACTATGTTGATGTTGAAGTAGGATCAATAACGGGTGCAACATTTGCCGTTGACGATTCTTCAACTGTAACAGCCGCGTCAGGCAACACTCTATATCTTAAAGGTGGATCCAACATTAACACTGTTGGCAATAATGCCACAGACACAATAACAATATCACTAGACAACGATTTGACAGGTATTACATCCATAACATCAGATGCATCCAACGGTGATTTAACACTGACAGCAAACGGCACAGGTGAAATAGTGCTGAATGACATACTAACATTCACAGTGGGCACTGCAAACCCAACTGCTACTACATCTACTAAAATGTATAACAAAACAGCGGCAGGCGGCGGAACAGGCCTATACTTTAAAAACTCAAACATTGATTCTGGTGCTGAAGGAGAATTGATAAGTAAAAAGAAAGCAACAGCACTAGCTATTGCACTAGGATAATATATGGCAATTACAAATTTTCAAGTTGGAACAGGCACGGGATCAGCGGCATTCACAGCGTCAGCATCCACTGCTATCACAGCTATGTACATCACAAACAAATCATCATCAGACGGAAACGTGGACGTATATGTGGTTCCGTCGGGCAGTACTGTAAACGAAAATTTCAAAGTCTACAACACTCTTTTAGTACCAGCCCAAGACACTTACGTGATTCATTCAGAAAAATTAATTCTCGAAACTGGTGATAAGATTTACATTGCGGCTCCAGACTCATCAGCACAATTCAACGCAACCATATCAACCATAGGATTATAATCCAATGGGTAGACTCGTAAAAAATCCAAAAATAAACCCAGGTGCTTTAACTGTAAAAATCCCCACAGTAACCACGACACAACGACCAACAGGAGCAGACGGTGATATTGTTTACAATGCAACCACTGGTACATTTCAAGCCTATGACAACGGATGGGCCAACATATCCACAGGCAATTCCGCACCAGGCACAATAACTATTGATAATTTTCAAGGAGACGGAACCACAACAGTTTTTGGAAATGGCTCAGGTAACATGGACGATTCTACTGCGGCACAATTAAGTTTTTCAGTAACAGATCCCACTGATATATTAGTGTTCATTGGTGGTGTATATCAAATCCCCACAGTCAACTACACTGTTGGCGGGAACACAATCACATTTGGATCTCCACCATCAGCAAATGACGGTGCAAGTAACGACCATATCATCACAATCATACACGGCCTTAACAAATTAGGCGAATAAAAAATAAAATTTAATTAATTGTACCGAACGGTCGCCATCCACCAGGAGTGCCGCCTTTAATGCATACCCAGCCAACCGGAAGACCCAGAGCAGGCTGTTCATTCCACACAATTGACCCTGTGGACCAGGCACCGGATTTAGGTTCTTGCTCGCCGGAAGAAAATACTCTTTCAGAAAATTTTATATTGCCGGCAACTTCTAAACTTTCAGTTGGATTTTTAACTCCCACGCCAACCTTGCCATACACATTTAAATTAACAGGCTTGCCTGTTTCTGAACCAACCACTACATCTCCGTTGGCTCTACAAGTTAATCGTGGAGTATTGTCTGTCCCTATGGAAAAAGGCACGTGTGCAGAAGTGCCTACAAACCCTGTCAATTCATGGAAGTGTGTTACTATTTCGTAACCATTTGAAAATACAGCAAAATCTGCTCCAGGGGCTGTGGTGTTGATACCTACTCTCCCGTCTGCCACATACAGAGTATTTTTTACCTGTAAATCTTTTAGTATACCTACTTCTTGCAGATAACTTTTCTTTACAGACTTACCTAAAGAATCTTTCCATATAACTTCGTTGTTGTCCACCATCACTGCTTGAGTGACATTTAATTTAGGCACCTGTGCAGAAACATATTCTAATTTGTCTGCTCGCACTGTGCCTTTGATATCTAAATCTTTTTTAATTTCCACACTGCCATTTTTAACAATGATCTGCGTTTCTGACGCAGTGTCCTTGATACCTGTACTGCTGAAATTAGTTACTGTCCCGCCGTCTATAAGATCACCAGTTAAACAATTGGTATCCAGTGCAATCTCAGATAATTTGATAGATTTTGCAGTGATCTTCCTAGTTGTGTTTAAAGGTTTAAGTGCCATATATGAATATTTAGTGTATTATCTGGCTTAGGTATGATCTGGTAAATATCAATGTAGTATTATGGCAATTAATAGAATAGGTGGAGAATTACTTGAATCCAATCTGATTCGTACATCGGATATTGCCTTCCAGACGGATTTATTATTCGTAGATGTGTCTAACGGCAGGATTGGTATTAAAACCGATTCTCCAGGCAATTATGCTCTGGATGTTAACGGTACAGCAAGATTTCAAGATTCAGTAACCATCACAGGTGATCTAACAGTAGCAGGTACAACAACCACGATAGATTCACAGAATCTATCAGTAGAAGACAATATTTTAGTGATCAATTCCAACAACTCTGCGGCCACAGATGCAGGTATAATGATCAACAGAGGCGGTGCCAGTAATCCGGCTGTGTTGTACTGGGACGAAACATTGGATGTATTTCGATTTGGAACTACCACATCTGATGGTTCTACAACAACAGATTTATCAGGTGTTACTCTAGCAAAAATACAAGCGGCAGATCCGGTAGGTGACACTGATCTAACCACCAAAGCATATGTGGACAGTGCTGTTTCATCGGGAGCATTTTCGGGTGATGGCGGGGACATACTGTTGGGCACTCCTGCCGACTCCTCATTTGGAGACGGTGCTTATTCAGCATTGGTGGGATCGAGATCTATAACAGATGCTGTGGATGATCTAAACGAGACCATGGAAAATATTCGGAACAACACCTATGTGAAGTCTGTGGATTTTTCTGCGGATGTTACCACTGGGTCAGCAGGATTAGCAGTTACTCTCACCATCTCAACAGTGGGTGGCGGTGCTACTAGATATGACATCGATTGGGGCACAGGTGAATCAGCCACCACAGCCACCACAGATACCACACCAAGTCACACCTACAGTACAAATACAAATTCTCCTTACACCATAACAGTGACAGCATACAATCACACAGCCACAGCAGGCTCAGCAGGAAGCACAGCATCAAAAACAAGAACACAGTACATTGTGATTTACACAGCAGAACCTGTGCCAAATTTCTTTATGTATGCGGCCGCGTCGGGTGGATCAGCAATCACTAAAGCAGACAACGGTGCCACTGTGTATCTCGAAAACGTAACCACCAACACCGGCAGTGCCACAGTGACCTACGAAGTAGATTGGGGAGATACCTCAACCAGTTCCGTAGCATCAGATTCGGCGGCCGGCGGTCGATCCGGTTCTAGACTTTCACACACCTACAACAACTCTGCAGACGATGACGGATCCACGGTCGGGTCAGGCACAGGTGATACTCGATATACTGTAAAATTAAAATTGTTATCTCATAACACAGCAGACCCAGCAGTGATACCTGCAACTGCGAGTAAAAACTTTGATGTGTATTCTGTACACGCTGTAGATTATTCCACAACAGATTCCACCATACGAGGAATCAACGAAGAAGGCACATCAGGATTCCCTGTTACATTCACAAACGACACAGCATCCAATCCTGGAGCACAGAGCACATTCTCAGCCAATGTGTACACTTGGAATTTTGGAGAAGGTGACAGCAACACCAACGTTAATGTAGGTTCTGGAAGTGCAGGAGACACAGACGAAGATATTTCTAATACATTTAATTTAAGTTCTGCCAATCAAACAAATGGTGTAACATCCACTTTCACAACCAGTCTAAGTCTTGCCACTGGACATTCTGGCACACCGTTCTCAAAAAATATTAATATTATTGTGGAGCCCAATGTGAGAGCGAACATAGCAGGCACGGCAGATAAAGTATCAACCGGAACAGGCAACAATCAATACACGTTGTATGATCACACAGATCTAACTGGTGCTAACAGAGCATCAGCAACATTTACCAATACCTCGCAGAATGCAGACAACTACGACTATGATTACTTCAGTGATTCAAGTTCTTTGGTGTCAATAGCAGAAGACGGATCAACTGCCGGCAGTGTTGGAACAACTCTAACAAGGAACTTTACAGGAGTGTCAGCAGGATCTTTCACAACAAGATTTCGAGCATATGGCACACCAGACACATTCTTCCAAGACGATGAAGAAACTCTTACGTGGATCATGAAAGCAGTGCCTTCGGCGCCGGCCAACCTATCTACAAAGAGTTTGACGTTAAGTGATTCAGCACAAGGATCATCTCCCAAGCTGTGTGCTTCATTTACCGACAACACCAGTTCAGCCGATACATTGTCTGCTGGTACTGCATTAAATTCTACAACTGCAAGAAGGTACACAAGTACCTCTACAATCGACACAGCAACAGTTGCAAACGCCTACAATGGTGCCGCTGGCACACTAACAGCGAGCATCAATGCATCCGCTGATGGTGCTAAAGCGTTCTCAGCAACAGCAGGAGAAAACGGAACGTTTACTTCCTTGGTTGTTAGCAATCAAAGAGATTACGACGAAGTTGATGGTGCGTATCCTCAAGATTTCTATCAAGTGTTCACAGCAAAAATAACAAAAGCACTGTCAGCATACTCGGCAGGATTGACAGCACAGAGATTAGAACATTCTGCAACAGGTAACACCAACTATGTACATGTGCTCAAAGACGATGTTACATCTGCTCCAACCACTAGTATTGGCACAGTGACTCAAAATGCGGCTGGTACATTCCAGTATGTTTCAGGTATACCTTATTACGATTCAGGCTCACCAAGTTTAACAGTAACCGGTACAACCATTGCTAACCTAACAGGACAGGCCTACGCTGATATAACTAATCCACATGAAATTGAACCAGGCACAGTGTCCGAGGGTTCTGGCTCTATTATATCCAATTTAGATTTTACATATGCAAACATAGATGGTTCGAGCACATTCTTAACAGGTGGTATACCCAACACAGACACCGGGGTGTCGTCTGCTTATACCATTGGAGCAGTCACAGTGCCTCTTACTACATCAAACATGTTCTCAGTTTCCACTATCAAAGCAAGAGCCACCAACTGTAATGGTGCAGGTTCTTATGATGCAGATGCAACAAAAATTCAAGTTTTCACACAAACACCGGGAGGTCTTAATTTAGATCAAGGTGGTATCGCAGTTAGTGACTCTTTAGGAGCCACCCACGATGACGATGCTGTGCGAATAAGCGGATTGGGTTCCGCCTCAGACACACCGGCTTTCTCAAATGCCGACTACTACACAAATAATGCATGGTCTGGTGCAGTCACAGTGGCAGGAACCCAAGAAGCAATCGTTCGACCAACGAGTACCAGTGCAGGTACCATACAACATTACACAACAGATCTGAGCTCAGGCCATCTGCCAGCTGGACCAGATCTAAACTCAGGAAGAAGTGGAGCCCAGTACTACACGTTCGCTTTCCGAAGAACTTCCACTGCAAACTTTACAGTGACTCTAACAGGAAAAGTTTCAGGACTTTTTGTTGCGTCACCGGGTACAGCGATCGATGATGCCTCTGATATCAACGGATGGTTGAATGCTTCGTTGTCATATGCAGGATCGGGTGTGCCAGGAGCTGACACAGGCAATGGCGGTAACGGATCCAACGGTTGTGCATTTACATCTGGAGATAGAATCATAGACAACACAACATATTCTGCACAATCATTCACTCTAACACTGGGATCTGAGAATGCTTCCAATGCCACAGGTAATAACATACTAATAAGAATTAAACTAGAATCAGGAGACAGTGTGACAGCACTGAGCATCGCATAATGGCAATCACAGACGCAAAAAAAGTTGATTATCTCTGGAAGAAGATAGGATATGGAGTTAGTAAAACTGACACCAATGCAAACAAGAAAGCACCCAATGAATCTATAGCATCTCCTTTACTGTTGAGAGGTGACACCACGTGGAATGCGGCAGACCAAATACCCACAATCCTGCCAGGATCATCCACCGGTGTTGTGACTGTGTACCCCACATCCAGTCCAGATGCTTGTACTGTGGACAACACCACTGGAGAGGCTAATAGAACCTGGAAGACCGGTCTCACAGACTGGATACCACCTGAATTTGGATCCACCTATCAGGTAAAAGTATATGTACACAGTTCTGGTGATGCGAGCAATGCCGCGGCATCTGGCACACAGGTAGGTGCCACAGGATCAGGCAACAACGACGAATGGTTCTTTGACTATCAATCCGGTGTGTTGCATTTTATAGGAGCCAATCTACCCAATGGTGTAAATTTCACAGGCAAGGTGGTGTACATAGCCGGAGGACGATACACAGGCTCTAAAGGATTACAAAACTTAGTGTCGAGTTTAGATCCTACAGGCAATTTCACATTTGCCGGATCTACTATCAATCAGGATGTAACCGATGCAGACTTTACTCTAGACACAGCAGGAACAGGACAGTTTGTTTTTAACTCAACCACTGCTATCAATCTACCCACAGGTAACACAGCGGCAAGGCCTTCTGCCACAGCAGGTATGTTGCGTTTCAACTCGCAGACCGGCAAGTATGAGGTGTCAGAAGATGGATCAACATATACCTCACTGCGTACTTCATCTGAAGCAGGCGAGATCACCAAAGATGTGTTCACCGGTGACGGATCCACCACACAATTCACAATGAGCATAACTCCCACAAACGAAAAAACTGTGATATTATATGTGGATGGTGTGATGCAGGAGCCTGACACAAACTACACAATAAGCGGAAGTGTGTTGTCATTCACTGGCGGAGATTCTGTGATAGAAGCACCACATGAAGGTGCGAGAGTTGTGGTCATGCACGGGTTTGCTGACTAATCTATTGTGATGCCTGTTGGCGTATAAATTATAGAATATTTTTTAAATTCACCTGTGAGACTGTTCACTGTGCCCATTTCTGGCACTATCTCCCAATCAAATTCTGGTTGTCGAATAATAAAATCATACACATCCTGTCCTGATTCCAACCACAACTTCACTCCGGTCATGTTGTGCCCTGTGTCTATTCTAAATGATTTACGCAGGATCAACTCACACACTCGATCCAATTTCTGTCGGAAACGATTCATCTGTTCCACTAGATCAGGTCGCTCGTTGAGAATCTCTGCACTGCGATTACGACAGATTGCTGGCCACCTCACGGTGAGATGATATTTCATGTGTTTTTTATTGACCGGTTGTTTCATCCACCACTTTCTGATATTCTAAATAATCCATCACTGACATGTTCTCAAACTCATCAAACAGGAATATCTTGTTGGGATTGGGTTTACGCACATACACAATATGATTGTGGGGATGAGCCATTGCAATGGATATCAATCGTGATCGCTCTGTGAGATTGGCGATGTCATAGCCAAACAGATAGATCACTTCCATCTCCATCCAACAGGCCAACAGCAGTGCAAGACTCTGTTCGGAACAGGAATTCACCTCCAGTTCCAAGCTCTTCACGAAAGGAAAATTGGGTAGATTATCCAAAGGATCAAAAAATATGTATTTCTTGTACAGATCCTCTGGCACCAGTATTTTTGTGCCCTTGAAACTGTCAGTGTTCAGCATGTCCTGCAGACGAGTCTCTGCATTTGTGACAGCATAGTCAAACGGATGATTTTTATGTGTGTTGCCGGCCTGAATGGTACTGCCCAACAGATCGCTCTGATCAAAATCCCATTGTATGGGCACAGAACCCACTATATTGACTGCGTGTGTGTGCATATGTTCATTATCGTATCCTATTACTTATAGCGTAAAAATTAAGACAACCTGGTAAATACCACTGTTATAACAGTCAATCATGACAAAACAAAACGTTTGGAGAAATTAAGATGGCAATAGGTCGTATATCAGGACAGATGTTGAAATCCAACCTTCTAAGGTCTGGAACAGATTTAGCATTCGAAACAACATTACTAGTATTAGATGTAACAAATTCAAGAGTGGGTGTAGGCACTGCATCCCCAAGTGTATCATTACACGTGGCAGGTTCAGATGCTATCAGAGTACCAACAGGTAACACAGCGGCAAGACCGACCGGTGCTGTGGGAATGATACGACACAACTCAACCACAGGACAAATTGAAGGATACAACGGTGCATGGGTTGCCATGACCGGTGGATCAACTCTGTCTGACACAGACGGCAACACAGGTATTGATGTTGAGAGAGCATCAGATCAAAATGAAATCCATTTCTTCACAGAAACATACGGAGATGTGGCTCACATCAGGGACAACGGTTCTTTTGAAATAAACAACTTAAAAATAGCTGACATGACCATCAGCTCATTGACCACGAACGGCGACATCAATATCACCCCAAACGGTACTGGTTCGACTGTCATCAAGAGACTATCAGTAACAGATGGACTTGACCTGGGTGACTTAGCGGCACTGAACGTTGGAGCAATCAGTGTTGATTCAGTTCAAGCGGATGACAATGATTTTGACCTAGCACTAACAGACAACAGAGCGGCGGCATTGGAGATCAAAGAAGGATCTAACGCTTACATGACTTTCGTTACAACTGACAGTTCAGAACAGATCACCATTGACAAGAAAACTGTGGTTTCAACTGGAGTTACATTTGAATCAGACACTGTGGACATCAACGGTGGTGCCATTGACGGTGCTATCATAGGTGCCAACTCAGCGGCGGCAGGTACATTCACAACTGCAACAGCAGTTAGCGTACAAGCAACCAACGTCAAAGCCAACGATGGAACAGCGGCAATCACGATTGCTGACTCATCAGGTGCTGTTGCAACAACAGGAGCACTTACAGTAGGCGGTAACTTAACAGTTAATGGTACTACAACGAGTATTGATACAGTAAATTTAACTATTGAAGATCCACTTATTGTTTTGGCAAAAAACAACTCCGGTGGAGATGCCAACGTGCTTGACCAAGGTTTATTAATCAATCGGGGTTCACTAGACAACGTATCGATGATCTGGGACGAATCACTAGATGAGTTTGCTATGGCAGTCTCAGCAGGAGAAGCTGGATCCACAGCAGGTAACGTTACTATCGATTCATATGCGGCTTTACACGCAGGTGTCACAACAGTTACAGATCTACAAACTCCTCAACTATCAGCGGCAGACGGAACTACAGCGGCAACTATTGCAGACTCAACAGGTATTATCACACTGTCAGGTGCTTTAAGTGTCGGTGATAACAACATCACCAACGTGGGCAACATTGCTCTTGACTCGATCAGTGCAGATGGCACAGACATCAACATTGCTGTATCAGACAACTCAGCTACAGCATTAACAGTCAAAGAAGGTGCTAACGTATACCTAACATTTGACAGTAGAAACACAGCAGAAGTAATCACATCTGCTCAGGACTTCACTGTCGCAACAGGTAAAACGTTCACCACAGACACAGCAGACATCAACGGAGGTGCCATTGACGGTGCTATCATAGGTGCCAACTCAGCGGCGGCAGGTACATTCACAACAGCTACGGCTACAACAGCAGTGGCGACGAATGCACAGGTTACAAACATCAAGGCCAATGACGGAACAGCGGCCATAACGGTTGCTGACTCAACAGGTGCAGTTAAGATCACAACTGCTTTCGAAGTTGACGGTGCAGGATTCATCTTCAACGAGAGTTCAGCAGATGTTGACTTCAGATTTGAAGGTAACGGCAATGCCAACTTGTTATTTGGTGATGCAGGCAATGATAGAATTGGTATCCATACTGCAACTCCAGCTTATGTGGTAGACGCAGGTTCATCAACAGACGCTCTTAGATTGCCTGTTGGTAATGACTCACAAAGACCCACAGGAGCGGCAGGTATCATTCGTTTCAACTCAGAAAATGGTCAGTACGAAGGTTGTCAAGATGGATCTACATACGTGGAATTCCAAATGGCAGGCGACACACCAATCATTTCTAAAGTATCAGCCACAGGTGATGGATCATCAGCAACGTTTGCAGGGTTCTTCTCATCAACTCCGGCTTCAGCCGCGAACGTGATGGTATTCATTGATAACGTGTATCAAGAACCTGCAGAAAACTACTCAATCTCTGGAACTAACATAACATTCACTTCTGCACCGCATGCGGCGGCTAGAATATTTGGTATCGTTGGATTTGACAACTCAGCGGCCGGATCAGGTGGAATACTTAGAACTGAAACTGCGGCGACGGCCTTCACATCATCGGCAACAACCATTGCTAGTTTCAATAAAAACACATACAGATCAATGGAAGCGTTGATTACAACCACAGATTCTGCCAACACAGAGTATGAAGTTGCAAAAGCATTGATTGTACACGATGGTACAACTGCATACGTGACAGTATACGGTCAAACATCGTCCTCGGGTGCAGATCTATCCACATACACAGCAACACTATCAAGTAATTCTGTGTTGTTACAGGCTGTATCATCAGGTGGTGCACAGACTGCTAAAGTGCAGTACTCATTGACATCTGTATAATAACTCAACACTTTAAAATAAACCCCTTACGGTAAATAACACTGTAAGGGGTTTTTCTTTACAAATAATAATAAAACATCAACTCATGAGGGAGATATAGGAACCATGACAACAAGAAACTTTAGAGTACACAACGGTATATCCGTGGGTGACGTCGTTATCGACGCATCCAACAACAAAATAACAGGTATATCAACAGCTACACCGTCAGCAGATGGTGATGTGGTAGTGAAAGGATATCTTGACACAAGACTATCAGCACTGTCCAGCACTGCAATATCAGTCAATAACACATCTGCCACTGTGTCAGACACAGGCGCAGACGGTGCATTCACTGTGGCGGCAGACGGTGGAAACGTACTAGTTCAAAATGCGGCAAACACAACAATCACAGCATCCGCTGACATCACATTGGCGGCAGGCGCAGACGTTAACATTCCAG